GACGGTTAAAACAGCAGCCCCGCAAACTCCTTAACAGCAAGATAACAGGCTTATTGCACCCTGAGTACAGATGCCGTAACGTGATGTTGTTTGTATCACACTCTTTATTCCAACAATCAGGATAGCCCTATGTTATATCTCATCTTCTCTCAGGATGTTCCCGACGCGCTGGATAAGCGAATGACCGCACGCCCTGATCATTTGGCTCGCTTGCAGGTCTTACGTGATGAGGGACGTCTGCTGACCGCCGGTCCACTTCCCGCCATCGACTCCAACGATCCCGGTGCGGCCGGTTTCTTAGGTTCAGCCATCATTGCCGAATTTGAATCGTTAGAGCATGCCAAAGAATGGGCCGATGCTGACCCTTACGTCGCGGCTGGCGTGTATCAGGCGGTTACCGTGGTACCGTATAAGAAAGTATTTTAAAACAGAACGTTATTGCAAAATTTTGGATATAAAAAAGGCCTGCTTGCGCAGGCCTTCCTTAATTCAGAGAAGTGCATTTAGCGGGGCTACATGGAGATTCCATTGATAATGCTAAATGCGCTTTTCTGTCACAATCAAGTGATGCTGCGCAGTCTACCCTTAAACATCGAACCCCGCAACATCCTGATAATTAGTACTTATATGTTACATGACAGAACATAACCCTTTGAAATATGTAACTTATCATTCAAAAACAGGGTCTTGGCATTATCTAACTGCTACATATATGTACAACTAGCTACATTTATAGTGCCCTTTTTTATGCCCTTTTAGCCAAAATGCCCCTTTTTATGCCCCTTTTCACTTACCTTTATTGTGATGCTCGGTCATGAAAAATAAAGAGAAATCTAGCTCTCACCGCGGCGACTATATGCAAGGATTATCATCATACTCTGCCAACCTCCAGTCATAGACTTAAATCGGCCAATATGAACCATTAACATGATGGTGCGAACATAAGTTATGGGGTATGCAATCAATCGCAGATCAGGTATTTCTGAGTTTAGAGTTCAAATATTTAGCCAAGGGCCCTTGTGAGACTGACTGACCAACTTAATTTATGACTCTAGCATCGTGCCTTGCGTTTCTTTGTGACGACTTATTACTGATTAATATACATGACTGAAAAAATAAACATATTAACTAATGCTTGCTAAATCGGTTAAGCTGACAGCGCTTTATCTTTAATCAAGCACTAAAATACTTATAAATTCTTATGAAGGGATGACGAATGAAAATAGCTAATTTATTAATTAGGACAGAGCCAAATCGCCGTAGATATGGAGTTGCTGTGTTTGTTGGTGTCATTGCTGGTGTCATGTCCGCATTTGTAAAATGGGGGGCTGAAGTACCATTACCGCCTAGGACATTTACTGGTGGCCGTGACGAGTTCAATCCACCATTCCTTTTCCTTAGAGACTACTTAGGCATAGACCCGACCTCTACTGTCTATACTTTCTCTGAGCACATTATCAACCCCGTGATGATTACTCATATCATCTTCTCGTTGGTATTCGCTATCGGCTATTGTGTCGTTGCCGAGATATTCCCAAAAGTAAAACTCTGGCAAGGCGCGTTAGCGGGTATTGTGGCTACAATAGCAGTTCATTGGATTAGCTTCCCATTACTCGGGTTAACGCCTTCACTGTCGATGCTTCCAGCTGATGAATATATTTCTGAGCTATTTGGACATATCGTTTGGTTCTGGGCTATTGAAATGATTAGACGTGATCTCCGTAATAGAATTACTCACGAACCAGACGCAGAAATACCACTCGACAATCCATTCCGTTAATTTCCCATAGGTGCTGGCTCTATTGTTTACTCCAGCACCTTTTTGTTACTCTGAGTTTCCCGTAAAGATGGATAACTCTTGGTTTTACATACACCTACCTTAACCCTCCATCAAATCTTTCTGTTTGATCTCGATAGAGTGTACTGCTCTAATAATACTATGATGAATAATAACGCACCAGAACCATGAAAAAATTAACGTCTGCAGGATCACAAGCCTATACACCACTTACTTTAAGGTTATACGATTGGTGGGTTCATGGTATTTCTAATAAGTATGCATTGAAGTGTTCTACCAAAGAAAAATTAATACCTCACTTCACTAAGCATGCTGGAATGGAGCATCTTGATATTGGCGTTGGTACTGGTTTTTACCTACCCCATCTGCCTAGCACTACTAATATCTCTCTCATGGATCTAAACCCAAGCAGCCTCGCAGCTGCTAGCCGTAGAGATAGTGCAATCAAAATTAAAGAATGTATCCAGCATGACGTCTTTGAGACGATTCCCATTAAATACCATGCGAAGTTCGACTCAATCTCTATGTTTTACTTATTGCATTGTCTACCGGGTACATTAAAAGAAAAAGAACGAGTTATTGTAAATGTGGCCAATGCTCTCAAACCCGACGGAACACTCTATGGTGCAACAATTTTAGGTGATTCTGCCGCTCATAACCGTTTCGGAAATAAGCTGATGAAAATCTATAACTCAAAGGGGATTTTTTCTAATAGGGAAGATTCTGAGCAAGACTTACACTCGGTGCTCTCCTCCAACTTTGTTGATGTGAATGTAGTTCGCGTAGGTAAGGTTGTGATCTTTTCGGCCAAAGGACGTGCTTTAAAGCAGAGATTAGCGTAAGGACTATATGTGAGGTTAAATACTATATTTGCACTTATAGCTTTGCTATTCGCAGTCTTCGTTAGCGAATGGCTTGTTGATATATGGTGAAAATCTTTTTCCCATATGTCCTAGTGCTACCTTTCAGTGACGCGAACGTGTCGGTTCATCTGCGCCAAAGTCTTGCATAGGTTCCGACGCATCATCGTGACAGATTATCATTAAATTCACACAAAAGAATGCTGTTAGCATGGAAAAATCGTATCATTAAACAGAAGTTAAATATTCTCGCCATTTATTAAGAAAATTCCACAGTTCTACGTCAGAGTGCAAATTATACTTCCTCATAACTTCCCGTTTTCTTTGACTTGCCATTTTCATTCCTATCCCTAGAATATTACCAACTTGAGACACACTAAAACCCATATATAAATAATGGATTACCCGTTTTTCACTTGCAGTTAATAATAAGTGACGGCATGAACGGCATTTTTCTTCTTTTTTTCCGTTTGACATAGTCCAAGCTTGAGATACCTTATTACGAACTTGCTCAAGAGAGTCAGTTCTTCGGATAAAAATGCTTCCTTGCAAACACGGTAATAAGTTCTCAATAATCGGCAAGTTTTGTCCAATGCTAATACCAATAAGAAGGACATTTTTTTTGTAATGACTAAAGTTTGAAACGCAAATCCGGTCCATTCCAGCAGTGAACTGTGTTACATAGATATCTGCATTGCGCAATGCAACTGTTGCTGAAACTCCATTAATTCGTTTCAGAACTATTCCCATATTTTCAGTGAAAATTTCCTCTAATAGGTACCATATTCCGGAGCTATAAGCTTGATTCGCATCGTCAAGGAATACTTTAATGTCTGTAGGCACTCTCACATCCTTCATGCATTGGATCAGCATAAATCCACCAGATTAGTTTTGAACCCGGCAGAAAAACATCTGTTTATTATAGCGTTAGAACCTATATCATCAAGATAATCAACAGTCCCCACGATAAACTCTCACTGGTATTGTCACTGCGCCGGAGTCTTGCTTACGCTCCGGCGCAAACCATTTCACGTTACTGGGGATCCTCTTTTGCCTATGGAGAGAAAATATTTGTAGATGTAATCTCGGATACCCATTAAATTTCTTTATGTGTATCGGTATGAATATTCATTTTTTCAATGTAAAATCTGAATATACACATAAACGTTTGGGTTTTAGAACATGTCGGACAGGAATAAAGTCGCATATGCGGAATTGAAAGAGTGCCTATATGCTGAGATACTTGGTAACAGGAGGTCATTCTCATGGCGTAGGGTCATCAGAAATCTTGTTAATAGACCTAAAACACGATTTTATTTCAACCTGAGATTAGCCCATTACCTCTATATTAAAGGAGGTAAAATAAATCATTTCATCGCAAAATACCTTCAGAGGAAAAACCTTAAAAACTACGCTACCGACATAGGGTTGGCTACAAAAATCGGATCAGGATTGTATCTTATGCACCACCCCGGAATTGTCATAGCTGATCAGGTAGAAATTGGGAAAAATTGTGTTATAAGACAAAACACGACTATTGGCATAAAAGGCAAAGATTTTAAGTATGTGACCATTGGGAATAATGTCCAAATCGGCGCAAATAGCTGCATAATCGGGGATAATATTCACATTGGCAGCAACGTAACAATTGGGGCTATGTCGTTCGCAAACAAAGATATTCCTAGCAATTGTATTTTCTATACTAAAAAAGAAAGTGTAGTAGTGATTAAGGAGGCGTAAGCCTCCCATATGTAAATCTATAGCTTGGGTGGCCACTCAATTTGATTGAAATCATCCTTGCTAGTAACACCTGTTAAATCCAGTGATGTTAGTTTTTTCATGTACAGCCTCCAAATGATAAGACTCTCTTTATCTTCATCCGATATCACGCCTAATTGTAAATCAATAAGCCAGTCAGTAATGAGCTCATTTGCCTCTAAAATTAACCCCTGACGATATGACTCAGCTTTGAGCGAATAATTTTCAGACACAACACCATTTACATAAACCCAGCCATCAATAATATCAAACCCTTCAGGAAGGCTTTCAATATCTATAACATTTAAGCCGACTGGATATATTGCTGATGCATCAGTACTACTTGAATGAATAATACCTGTGCTTGGATCATATGAAATGACATAAGGCTTAGTGAAATATTTAAGAGATTCGTACCAGTCACGCCCATTTTTATCTACAAAATATTGAACATCATCACCTAGTGGCATTTCATCTGGGTAATAACGAGTTACTTTTTCCAGTTCCATTTTATATCCCTTATAACACGGAGATTGTCGCCCAAGTACCATTGATATATCTTTGAACTAATCGATAAATACCTGCTCCTTGAGTATTGTATTCGGTGATAACACCACCATTAGCAGCTGACCAGTTATTGTTTGCTATCGGTGTCGAAGTTCTGGCTCCCAACCGAACATTTTGAATATAACGACCATCTGACTCCCCTTTTGTATATGCCTGCCCCGCTGGGGTATAGCTTCCTTTTGGTTGGAATCGACCGTCACTTTCAGCCTTTGTGTAAGCTTGTCCTGCAGGGGTATAGTTACCCTTAGGCTGGAATCGCCCATCACTTACCGCCTTGGTGTAAGCTTCTCCAGCAGGGGTATAGTTACCCTTAGGCTGGAATCGCCCATCACTTACCGCCTTGGTGTAAGCTTCTCCAGCAGGGGTGTAGTTACCTTTAGGCTGATATTTAGCGTCAAAGTTAGCGTAGTTTGTTGGAATAATTTGCCCAGTGAACGACAGAATATTGATGTTCCAATACCCCATCTTTTTACTATTGGCCCAAAGATCTACTTGCCCATCGACAGAACTGCGCAACCCTGAATCATTGTCACCAATATTTAATACGCCATTTCCTACACCTCCCACTTGAATTTGGTTTTTTACGATTAAGTTGCCATTAAGCGTGCCGCCGTTAATAGGTAATGCATCAACATCGCTGGCATTCGGCTTATTTAAGGAGTTGTATTGTTTAGCCCACGGCGTCCACGTACCATCCATATACTGGCTGCGGGTATAAATGCGGCTGCTGTTATACACGCGATATTCTTGTGTGATACCCGCATTCTTGTAGACAAGCAACGTACCAGCCAGCGCTTCAGGATAGTTCAGCGCTAGCGAACTATTAGCGTTTGCCGCTTGATAATAGATACCCGGTGTTTTGAAGTTATTCAGGTTTTGATTAGCGCCAATACCAACAGCCTGAACGTCAAAAATATCCGTTGATGTCACGTTGATGTCAGCACTTAATGCTTTACCATTAACCTTGCGCCCGCTCGGTGCGCGTCCGTTGGCATTATCATTCGCCGCTTTCACCGCAGCCGGTGTTGCCGCCTGTGTTTCACTGGTGCTGTTAGTGGCACTGTTTAGTTGAACTAACCCTTTTTGCTTTGTTGACGCATCCACAACCGCCAGTGATTCGCGCGCTGTTTTTTGTGCCTGTGCTCCGCGCCCGCGGATTTCCGATAAATCCTGATCGATTCGCAAAAACAGCCCATCACCCGTCGCGACATTTAACGTGATATTGGCCGTATCTGACACCGCCAGACGAAACTGCATATTGACGCTGACACCGCCTACCGGCTTTTCAATTGCGGCACAGTTCGCCACGGCATACAACTCACCGGCATCAGTCAGTATCCCGATTTCACGCACGGTAAAGCCGCCCACGTCGGTCGGGAGGACTATTTTTGCCATCATCTGGGTCGATTGATCGGGAGAAACGCTGAGATCCCCAATATCGCCGCGGTATTTCTCGTTCACTAGCTTGGTTTGCGTTGGCTTTGGCGGCGTGGCCTGCCCGTTGCCGTCACCGACGACAAATTTCACCAACGTGATTTTGGTCCCACTCGCCAGCGCTTCGGCTTCCAGCTCTTTGCCGCGGTTCGTGATAATGCTGTAAAAGTTAGCCATTGGGCTCCCCTGCAAATATATCGATATCAATGTGCGCGGTCGCAGCACCTGAAATATAAAAAAGTCCGTCGGTTCCCACGTCGGTGATCACATCTATTTTGCTCAGGTGGCTGCGGAGGTTCTTTGCGCGATCGGTAAGGTTACGGATCTGCGTGTACAAGGCTTCGGTCACCCCCTGTGTGCTGTAGACCTCAATACGAAAGGTGTACGGGTCTTGCCGGGGTTGGTCTTGCCACCATTCCACCACGGTAGTGGGTAGGCCCACCGCGCTTAGCGATCGCCGCACTGCACCTGCCGTTCCTCGGTGCTGGTGAACATAGGCCGCGTCCGCAATGACCTGCCGCTTTTGTGCCTCGTCCCAATCAGGGTTCCAGTAATCCACTGCATATTCCCATGCCAGCCACGGCAGCAAATGTGCCGGACAGGTCGCGGGATCTTTGACATGACGAATAGGAACCGGCAGCGCAAGAATTTGTTCGCCGTTGGTCTGCTCGAGCGCGCGCTCTTCGGACTTAGCATTAGGCGGGAGTAACGACTTAAACATCATCCGCCTCCAATAAGGTCAACGTGACCGTTCTGCAATACGGCGCGGCCCCTGTTTTGGCTTCAATATCCGCGGTGGGCTGTGCCAAATGAACACGGGTCACGCCCGGTTGATGCAGGGCGCGGTAAATACCGGAAAGCGGTGCTACGCCGCCAATGCGATGCACCTGCGCCACATAGGTTTCGAGTGCCGTTTTCGCGCTCGCCAACACTGTCTGCGCGTCGGGGCCATCGGGAATATCCAACGTGGCCACCACGGCATATTCACTCAGGACCGCGCTTTGCACCGTCACGTAATCCGTTAACGGCCGAACTTCATCTTCGTTTAATGCATGACTGACCGCATCGAGTAGCGTTTGGGGCGCGGTACCGCTTCCCGTTAGCGACAGCACATACACATCCACCTCGCCGGGACGATTGTGGGTTTGGGGTCCATAGGCTTCCGCATCCAATACATCGGGATCGGCGGATTTGGCGTAAAACCGGTAAGCGTTACGCGCACCGGCGGTGCTGAGCTGTGACCATGACAGCTGAATGCGTCCCCGATACGCCTCATCCTCCTCCATCTTGGCTTCAACCGGCGGAATGGCCTCGGGCTGGGCGGGAGTTATCACCTGCCTCGCCACGTTAAATCCGGCGCCAATCTGATCCAAATCCGCGCCCAACGCACTGGCCAACAACACGCCACGCACCGCATCATTGATACGCTGCAATAACAAGACGGTTTGATACGCATTGGCTTCGCCCTGCTTGTAGACCGGATCAGACTCCACCAGCGCGTCATAGACCGTATCCAGATCGCGGAGCTTCTCGAGCCAACTGTTAAAAATAGTCGTCGCATCAGGGACAAGAATGGCATCCGGTACCGGGATTGCGGAGAGATCGATTAGGTTAGGACTTGTTGCCATAAATGGTTATCCCTTCAAGCGTGACCGGCTGACCGGTCTCTTTGTTAATGCCCTCGATGGTCAGCTCAAACACACCATCGCCATCACGCACCACCTGTACGCGCTTGACGGTTAATCGCGGTTCCCAACGAGCCAACGCGGAGGCCGTCGCCCCCACAATACGCACCCGCGTGTTTTCGTCCTGCGGGTTATCAATCAGGTCAGGTAAATCACTGCCATAATCACGCACAAGCACACGACTATTTTTAGGCGTACTGAGAATGTCGATAACGGATTGGCGCAGATGGTCATTCCCCGCCAGCCGTTTGCCTGTCTTGGCGTTAACACCCTGCATATCACCTCCATAAAAAAACCCGCCGAAGCGGGTTTAATTTTTCTGTTTGCCGAAATATTCGGGGCCGGTTTTATCCTTCTTCTCTTTATTTTTCTTACCGCTTGTCGCCTTGGGTTTGATATCCGTCGCTAAATTAAATGCCACCGAGAGTCCCCCACTGGTTAGGCTATAGACCATCGACTCAATCAACCATGAGCGATCCTCACGCTGACCAAACCCTTGCGTAGTCACGCGCGCCTCGGCGGTCAACGGTAAGTGTTGAGGACGGCACGGCGCGGTGATATTCATCCGCCGCTCGTTGCGTTTGGCCTGCGTCTTTTTCGCCTTGGCCTGCTGGTCTGCCTGCGCTTTATGCGATTGAGTGTATGGGTTCTCGAGGTCAGGGCCATCATGCTCGGTCTGTGCCACTTTGGTCTGCCCGGTATCCTCATCGTAGTAGTTGACCCCAATCTTGCCCTTCTTCTCTTTTCCGCCGGACGACGGCTTTCCCGTAGTCGAACCGCGCTGGCCTTCACTGTAAGTCCAGTTCGATACCTCAGGCGGGACGATAGTCACATCGGCAAGGGTTTTGCCGCTGGCGGTTAACGCCGCGCCTTGCTCCAAGAACAACCAATATCCCCCACTGGCTTTACTGACGGCGTTATGACTCCGAGCCAGTCGCGTCAAGAGATTGGCATCCGACTCCGACACCTGATCAAGATGCGGTACCGCAATTGCCGCCAGCTTATCAGCGACTTTCGGGATCAGACCATTGTCGGTGGCCACCGTTTTCACAATGTCACCCAGCGTCAAATTATCCCAACTGCGGGTTTTGTGGCTTTGCACATTGCCGCTTTGCTTCTGGGCATTCATCGGTGCTGCCGTGGCATAAATCACCACTTTACGCGGTGGACCGCTGCTCGAGACACCGCTGACCACAAACCAGCCCTTATCTTCTAACTGACCATTAAACCCCAGACCGAGCTGCAATCGCGCCCCATTGCTGGGCAACGGTAAAGTTTCCGATATCAGCGTAATTTGTAGCTCGTCAGCTTTGCCCGTGGCGCCACCGTTGTCGGTAAGCGTCAGCTCTTGCAGGCATTGGCGTAACGCTTTAGAGATGTCTTTACCCTCGGCGGTCACGCTGAACTCAGGCCGGTATTCTTCCACACCGTTCATCGATTAATCCCACAGCTGAAGGTTGGAATCCGCTACCGGCATATCCAGATCCGGCAGCGTTATCATCACACCGGCGCCATAAACAGCGCCAAGGTCAGCAAGACCCGGATTCGCGTCCAGCACCAGCACTACCGCATCCCCTAAATCAGGCCAGCCATAATGCGCGGCGCAAATCGCGTCCAGCATGTCCCCCTCACGGGTTTGATAGGTCGTCGGCATAATGTCGTATCCCTATTGAGAAGGTTTTGTGGCGCGGCGTGCCAGCGGGGAGAAACTTAGTGGTGCTGTCGTTAAATTTCTCAATCACCCAATAGCCCAGCACATCACCCGCTCCGCTCACCAGCTGCTGCGGGGTAGCCTTATCCGCCAAGTCGTATAAATCATCAATGGCGCCCACCCCCTTGCGGTAAAAAGCATGGGCCTCACCGTGAAGCGTGACTGTTCGTCGCTCTTTGCCGGTAAACTGCAATAAATCCGCCTGCCCGATCCGCTCTTGCGCACTCCAGCGCCAGCTGGCTTCACGCGAAAGTTCGTTGTAGGTCAACGCATCGATAGAGAACTCGAAGCCGCCCAGTATCAGCATCACCCGTGGCGGATCGCTGGCAGCGGACGCGCGTTGAACCGATGAGGCATTTTGTTCAACCGCCGCTAACACTGAAAAACCACTCATCACCACAGCCCCCCTTTGTCGTACATCGCGTTATTACTGTTAAAAATATCGGTCGCTTGCGCTTTGTTGATCACCTCATCAGCAATGGCTGAACCTTCCTGCTCGTTGCTCACATTGATTTCAATCTTGAGCTCCTGCCGACGGCT